AAATGGTAGTCCCCCGCCCTCACCCATTCCCCCAGAAAAACACAGCGCACCTCGATGGCCTGCAATGGGCCGCCAGACGGAAAGTGTAAGGTAATCAGACTACTGCGGATAATGGGGCGTTATGTTAAGCAGGATCTGACCTCGATTGCAGGCAAGTATCCCGACACATGGCGCACCAACGGCCCCTCGCTAGCCTCTCTGTAACGCTCTCTCAGCCGTTCTAAGCCGCACCCGCTACCCTGGCCTGGGTTGAGGCGGGATCGTGGCGTGTAGGGTGGTATGCAGGGCGTACTGGGGCGTGTGAGGGCGTGGCTTGGGGTGCTGGCGGGTGGGGTGCCCCCCCTTCTGCTGCGCGGCCTGGGGACTATTCCCTTGCGAGAATTCTGCGATTCAAAACGTCTTGCCCCCCCAATTGACGCCACATTGACCGCTGGGTATAGTCACTCTGTCCGCAAGATAAGACAGAGAGGTGGAATATGGCTGATTTACTGGCACGAATAGGGTGGTCGCAGGCGCATTTCGCGAGTGTGGTGGGTGTGAGTCCTCGGACGGTATCGAGGTGGTGTACTGGGGAGGCCGATCCTGTGGCGATGAGGTATTTGGAGATGGTGGCGAGGTTCCTGGGGTGTTAGGCGATACCAGGTCGGTGGTCGAGGCGATGAAGCTGATTGCCACGGAGGGTATGGAGTCTCCGTTGAAAGCGAAGATGGTGCGTCGTCAGATTGACCGGGATGCCCGGAGGAACGGGTGGACGGACGCGATGATCCACACCATGGACCCGGAGTGGCAGTGGCGGGTGTGTTGTGCGCGATTGCAGATGGGGTTGTTGGATTGGGAGGGGTGGGAGTGGCGCAATGCCCGTGCTGGCCATGATCCGTTCCCGTTTCCGATCTGGCGGGGTGAGAAGGTTGGGAAGCTGCTGATTTACGGTGAGCAGGGTGTGGGTGATGAGGTGATGTTCGCCCAGTGCTTTGAAGATGTCCGTGAATGGGCGGATGAGGTGGTGATTGAGTGTGAGCCTCGATTAGCGCCGATCTTCCGGCGTTCGTTCCCGTGGGCTGAGGTCCATGGGCGTAGTGACCTTCGGGACGGTTCCTGGATCGAGCGGGCCGATGCGAAGGTGTTGATGGGGGATCTCTGCAAGTTATTTCGGCGGTCGGAAGAGTCTTTCCGGCCTGGGGCGTATTTGGTTCCGGACCCTGAGAAGGTGGAGTTTTGGCGGGAGACGTTGCCGGGCAGTGAGAAGTTTCCGGGGTATGTGGGGGTTTCCTGGAGAGGACGTCAGGGGGTGGTAGAGCCTTCCGAGTTGGATCTTCACGACGGACGTTTGTTGGTGAATTTGCAGTATGACGGTGAAGCCTTTTGGACGCCGCCGATTGATCTTCGGGAAGACCTTGAGGATGTGTTTGCGATTTTATCGTTGTGCGAGGAAGTGATTACGGTCCCGAACACCCTGGCGCACATGGCCGGTGCTTTGGGGGTTCCGGGTCGGGTTTGGTTAGTACCATCGGTCGAGGTGAACAATGCCTTGAACTGGCGATGGTTCCACATGGAGCGATGGCATCAGTCATTGACGGTGTATGATTTCAGACGAGTACCGAGCGGTAAACGAGCAATGTCACGGGGACGGATCGTGGGGGACCACGGGCAGTCGGTTTGCCGAGACCGTCGTCGGGCTGGCTAAAGCCTATCAGTGTACCAATATTCTGGATTACGGGGCTGGGAAACAAACGATGGAGATGGGGATTCGCCGGATCAGTGATTTTCCGGTGTACTCCTATGACCCGTGCGTGAAGGCTATTTCCAATACTCCCAAACCTCGGGATTTTGTGACTTGTACCGATGTATTGGAGCATGTCGAGCCGGAGTTTGTGGATGCGGTGCTGGATGATCTGCGTCGTGTCACGCGTAAAGCGGGGTTTTATGTGGTGAGTACGGTCCCTGCGATCAAGATCCTGCCGGATGGGCGCAATGCCCATTTGGTGGTCGAAAGTGCGGAGTGGTGGCTGAAGAAGATTTTGGAGCGGTTCAAGATCGACTCCTATCAGCGTAACCAGACAGAGTTTGCCGTCATCGTTCGATGAGTATAGAGGCGGTACTCACCAAAATTCAGGAAATACAGGAATACCGCGACACCCATAAGCTTTTGTATTACAAGCCATACGACTTCCAGAAGAACTACCATAACGCCATCGGATATAAGACCGAACTGCCGGCCACCTTAAAGGGGCTGATGGCGGCCAATCAGATTGGGAAATCGACCTGTGGAGGTTTTGAGACGGCCCTTCACCTGACCGGACTTTATCCGGATTGGTGGGAGGGGGTTCGGTTTACCAAGCCCATAAACTGGGTCTGTGGAACGTCTACGAACGACACGACTAGAGACATCCTCCAGAAGGAGTTGCTTGGCGACCCCAAGGTGGAGGGGGATTTCGGGAAAGGCGCGATTCCAAAAGAGTTGATTGGCTCGGTGGTGAAAAAGCCCGGCGTCCCCAACGCGGTGGACTCGGTCATGGTGAAACATGTTTTGGGTTGGTCCACCTGTAACTTCCGGGCCTATGAGCAGGGTCCAGCGAAGTGGATGGGCCACCGATACGATGGGGCCTGGCTGGATGAAGAACCGCCCCAGGAGATCCTTTCCCAGGTCCAACGAGCGGGGTTAGCAAAACAGGTCTTTATCCTGCTGGCGACCTTCACGCCGGAAAATGGCGTCACCCAGTTCGTGGACCAGTTGATGAACGATCTTAAGCCTGGCCAGGCATTGATCCAGGCCAGTTGGGATGACGCTCCCCACATGACCCCGGAAATGAGAGAGGCCAATCTGGCCAAGTTCCCGGCCCATGAACGGGATATGCGCTCTAAAGGTATTCCGCTCATGGGGTCGGGTCTTGTGTTCCCGGTGTCGGAAGACACTCTTCGGGTGGACCCGTTCAATATTCCCCGTCATTGGGCGCGGATTGCCGGAATCGACTTTGGGTGGGACCACCCCTTTGGCTGTGTCTGGGTAGCCCATGACCGGGATACCGATACCGTCTATGTGTACGACTGCTACAAGGAATCGAAGGTCGTTCCTCCGGTTCATGCGTCAGCGATTAAGAAGCGCGGGCAGTGGATACCGATTGTATGGCCCCACGATGGATATGTTCACGACAAAGGTTCCGGCGTTCCTTTGGCGCAGAGCTATCGACGTGAAGGCTTAAATCTCCTGAAAGAGAAGTTTTCCAACCCGCCTGGGCCTGGTGCCAAGGAAGGATCGGGCGGCAATGGGATTGAGGTCGGTATCTCCCACATGCTGACGATGATGGAGGAAGGACGTTTCAAGGTCTTTTCCAATCTTAATCTCTGGTGGGAGGAATTTCGCATGTACCACCGCAAGGACGGGAAGATCGTGGCGCTGAAAGATGACTTAATGTCTTCCACTCGATATGCCGTCCAATCCTTGCGCTTTGCCCATACCGAGCCGGTGAAACGTATTCGAGCTGACGTACATCAAGGGATAACCAATTGGCAATAAAAACCCGCAAAATACTCAAGAAGGATCACGATGTCGTTCGTGAATACATCCTCAAAGAGTTAAAAGCCCGGAAAGCGTCGAAGTTCCGCACCCGTGCGGAGCGGATCTGGCGTACCGTGGACCGTCAAGTGTCCATGGAACCTGTAACGCGAACTCGCAAAGATTCTAATGCGAAGGCGGACTGGCGTTCGGCCATCGAGCTTGGGGAGATTTCAAGGGCTTCGGAAATCCTGTCGGCTGAAATCCGCCGTCTTTCTTTCCCGCATAACCGGGCGTGGTTCGATGCCCACTGCGAGATGGAAGGGGAGATCGACGAAGAAGGCAATGTCGTTCAAGACGCCATACTGCAAAAGCGGGTAGACGGCTCCCTACGGGCGCTGATGACCCAGCAACATCAGGACTTCGGCTTTAAGTCTCGTACCGATCTGTCCATCAAGGAAGCTCTCCATCACGGCTCGTATGTGGTGGAGGCCCGCTTTGAGTCTCTAGTGAAGATCCATGACGGTACTGGGGTGAGTGAGATTTCCGCCCCGGTCTGGATTCCCCATTCCATGTGGAACTGCTATCCCGACCCGAATCCTTCGGTGATCGGCACCAATATGTTCTACAACGGCAGCATGATCATTGTTTCGTACAAGCCGCTGCATGAGGTTCGCAAGTTACGCTCGGATAATCCTGACTTTCCCTATTTCAACCTGAAGAAGATCAAGCGCAAGACCAACAAGAACCATGAAGAAGAAACCGAGGACGTTGAGCTGATCACCTTCTTTGGCGATCTGGTCATCCCCCGAAATGACGGGGACATTCTGTTACTGAACTACAAAGCGACCGTTGCGAACGATGAACTGGTCCATTTACGGCCCAATATCCTGCCGTTCCCGGAGATCATCTACAACGGCTATGAACGGCTGGATGTTCGTGATCCCTATTACGTTTCACCCCTGATCAAGATGGCCCCTACCCAGCTATTGGCCTCAACGCTTGCCAATAAGTTCATTGACGGCATTGAGCTGAAAACCGAACCCCCGGTTGGGTATGACGGGAACGACCCCGACTTTGTGATGAATGGCGGACCTGATCTTTCACCGGGCGCGAAGTTCGCCACTAAAGGCGGATTGAACTTCAACGTGGTCGATGTTGGAGACCCTGGGGCTGCTTTGGCGGGCGCTCAGTTCATGATCGAGCAGATTCAGGCCGGAACCTCTGTGGACAAGATCCGGGCAGGGGTTGCGCCTGGCACGGAACGAACTGCGACCGAAGTGCTTAAGACCTCCCAAGGCTCTGAAATCCGTACCGTGGATTTTGTGGACAAGCACGAACAGCAAGGTCTTCGTCCTTTCCTGTACATGCAGCATGAACTGAACAAGCGGTTCATGGAGCGGTATGCGTTCTTTAATCAGGAGGTTGGCTCGCCTGATTTTGAGCGGGTGACGAAAGACGATCTGCCCGAGAACTGCCATTTTGAGGTAGTGGGATCGAAGGGTATTTTGGGTGAGGAGCAGCGCCAGCAGATGACCTCTGCTGCAACGGCCTTCTGGATCCAGGTCGCACCTGAAAAACTGAACACCAATCAGTTGATCATCGAATCCTACCGAGATGCCGGGAACAAGAACCCCGAGCGATTCCTGAAACTGGATGGAGATGACGAGATCCAGCAGGTCATCCAGCAGGCCGAACAGGCCATTCAAGAGTCTCAGGGTCAGATTCAGCAGCTACAGGACCAGCTTACCGAGTTCCAATTCCAGGACGAGGAACATTCCCTTGAGATGGAGCAGGAGCGCCTGAAGCAAGAGCAGTTGTCCACTGACATCAACCAACTTCAATTTGTGATCGAATTCCTGAAACGGGAGAAAGCGAATGGCTAGTCCGTCCCCATTTTTACGAGAGATTATTCAGCTTTGGAACGGGTCGAAGCCTGTGCCGTGGCAATGCGATGCCAACGGCGCGGCGGCGGTGACTCCTAGAGTCGGCGGCTCCCCTCTTGGATATGAGCAGATCAACCCAACGACAGCTACTGCATTGACAGTCCCAACGGGGGCGACTGTCGCTGTCATCCAGGCTGAGGCATATCAGGTACGGATGCGAGATGACGGAACCAATCCAACTGCGTCGGTTGGTTTTCTGATTCCGACCGGGGCTGGAGGCGAGATGATCTATACGGGTGATTTGGCTTCCGTAAAACTGATTGACACCTCTGCCGGGGCGTCAACTGTCAACGTGTTGTACTACTAACATGAGCATCGTAGGCGTAGGCATTGGAGGTGGCGCTGCTGGTGTTAATGGCACAACTGGCTGGTCGAATCTGACCACATTCTCAAGCGTGGACACCGGAGACAATGTGTGGACTACGCCCTCTGTTGCGGAAAACCAGGATGATGTAGTCAGCTCGGTTTCATTCCACGCGGGGGCATTTACCTCTGATTCACTGCGAGCAGTTGGTTTGGTGGAATCAGTCCCAGGTGGCGCGACGATCAGGGCTATTACAGCTCGTGTAGATCGCTACGCGGGAGACGCGGTTAATGCGGTCGATAATACTGTACAGCTTGTCGCTGATGGGTCTGCGGTTGGAAATAATAAGGCGAGCGCAACAGCATGGCCGGATTCGGATACAGACACCTATGTTGAGTATTCGTGGGACCTGTTAGAAATAATGGCTCTCGGCATTACTGCGGCTGATGTGAACGGCGCAACCTTTGGCTGGCAATTATCCGTCGATGGTGTTCTTGCGTCTTTCCCGGAGAGCGTCGATCACATGCAAATCAAAATAGACTATCAAGAATGATGAAAAACGGAGCGAGCGGCGTTGGAGGAAAGTTCAATCGGGCCGAAGCCTATTGGGGCGCAGGGGCAAAAATACTCAACTGGATGCCGTGCGACAAGGGCGAAGGAACCGCTGTATCGGTCAATCGGTTCGGCGGGGCAAGTGTTGCTGATGCATCGTTAGAGTGGATCACGGAAGGCGCGATGACTGGTGCTCGATTTAAGACAAACGTAGGAACAGACACAGCCATCGCTGGCGGTTCGTGGCAAATTCCAGAGGCCGGTAGTGACCTGCTGATTCTAATTTTGAAGCGTGACGTTGATGTCGGCGCAGGCCCTCTCTATGTATCTAATTGGCAGTTCGGCGGGGCCAGCCCCAACTGCAATATACACATGGGCGGAGGCGGCACAATAGGGCCGTTTGGGCTTGAGACAAACGCAGGTGAGCCATTCCTGCCCAACGTTAAACATGGAAGCGGCATAGTAACCCGCGCAGGGCTGGCTCTTGAGAATGGAGTGCAGTGGTCTGGTAGCAACGCGCCTGCTGGCACTGATCTGGTGTTTGCTGGACAGACTAACGAGGTTGTCGGGGAGTTGGATGACACGTTTACTGATACGTACCAGATGAGCCTTGTGAATCGTTATTTTGACTTATTCGCAATGGTGTGGGTTGAGTTTCCTACAGGATTACCGGCAGGCTTTGAAGCAAAAGCAAATGAAATCTTTGCCCTTTGGGAGTCTGGCACAAAAGACTATGTCGCATAGATCGGCCCAAAACTCAGAGCAATGAGCTAGCGCCCCGCGAAACACGAGAAACCGACCCGCGAAAGCGGGTTTTTTAATGGGTAAAAATGGACAAACGATTCCTAGAAGAACTGAAAGTTGACGCCAGATGGCAACAGCTAATGCACGAAATCAGAAATCATCGTCCGTTGTGTCCTCAATGGAATCATGAGAACGACAACACAGACGAATGGAAGGCCCGTAGTAATCAACAGAAAGGATTTGATCTAGTCCTTACTCTATTAGGAGAGAACCATGACTGAAGAAACTCGGGCGAGCCAGGAGCCGACTGAAGTAACCCTGGATGATGTGATTGAGGAATTTTCCGGTTCGTTTACTCCGGAAACACCCCGTCAAGAACCCATCCAGCAACAGCAGACTGTGGCCGAGGTTGGCAACGTAGACCCATTGGACAATGACCAGTGGAATCGTTATCTCCAATCCCAGCAACAGAATCAATCTGCACTGCAACGCCAGGTACAGGATCTGAATTCAAAGCTGACTGAATACCAGCAGCGTGAAGCTCAGAAGCTAGTTGAGGCGGACGTAAAGAAGGCTGTCGATCTGGTCAATGCGGACTTGAACGCAGACCCCATGCTGGTCGAGTTGTCTTTGGAGAAGTACGCACGGGAGAAGCCCGGTTTTGCCCGTATTTGGGAGAACCGGAACCAGAACCCGAAAGCGTATGAGAAGGCTCTGAAGGCGATTTCCAAAGACCTGCAAGGGAAATTCTCTGTGCGTCAAGACCCGCAATTGACCGAGAACCGGCGAGCCGTTCGATCTTCCCAACAAGCAATGGCGACCAAGAATCAACCCGACTATCAGAATTCCCTTGAGGAACGGCTGGCAACGGCTGACAACTTCGAGGCTGAGTGGGCGCGGATTCGAGGTAGCTAAGGAGATTTATCATGGCTACTGCACTTACCAATAACGTTACTGACATCGGCAGTCCCGTCAATTACCAGCTCATGCGTGGGCTGTTGTCGGCTGCCAAAAAGAAACTGCCCTTCTTCAACGGGACCGTAAGCGGCTCTCTCCAGAAGAATTCGGGCGCTCCTGCTGTCATCTGGCAGCGTGTAAACAACCTGGATGCGGCTACTACCGCCCTGTCTGAGCCTACCGGCAATACGGCCTGGCAGAATGGCCGTGCGCTGGTGGTTCCGACCGTCTCCACGGTGGCTGTTACGCCTGCCAAGTACGGCAACGCGATCCAGCTCACCGAGGAAGTGGACCTGATCCAGATGAACGTCCGGGCCATGCAGTTGATGGATACCCTGGGCGCGAATGCCGGTGAATCTCTGAATGAGCTGATGATGGCTCAGTACAAGAGCGCCACCAGCATCCGGTTTGGTGGTGGTGTGGCGTCTGCGGGTGCGGTTATTACCGCAATCAGCTCCAACGACATCAAGAAGGCGGTCAATGGTCTGAATCGCAACTCCGCGATGAAGTTCACCCCCATTGGCACCGGCTCCACCAATGTCGGCACTACTCCGATTCGGGATTCCTACAACGGGATCTGCCACCCGGATGTGGAGGAAGATATTCGCGGCATTACTGGTTTCTCTTCGGTGGAAACCTATGCCGGGTATACCCCCACAATGCCGGGCGAGTTTGGCACCCTGAACGGGGTTCGCTGGTGTTCGTCTGAACTCAGTGGCCTGATCACTGAAGATGATGCCGGAACCAGTTCGACCAACGGCCTGCGGTACACCACCACGGCGACGGCGGCGGACATCTACCATAGCTTCGTCTATGGCCGTGAAGCCATCGGGAGCATTGGCCTTGGCGAGGAACATGCCAAGGAAATCTACCAGATGTATGACCGTGTACCCACGGTTGAACTCATCTCCCACAAGCCCGGTTCCGCTGGTGCTGGCGATCCCTACAACGAGATCGCAACCATCGCGTGGAAGTCCTGGTTTGCCGGGAAGATCCTCAACCAGAACTGGGTGTACCACATCCAGTCGGGTGCTTCGGCGCTGTAACCCAACCGGGGGAGGGCTTCGGCTCTCCCCTTTTTTTGGAGTCACTATGGCACGTCCACGGAAATATCCGATTGAGCAACCCGATAAGGTTGTTGATCACGTCGATAATGTTTTCGATTACGGCACCGATGCCGGTATCGAGGTATCTCTATTCCTTCCTGGAAAGGAGAAACATGATTTTGTTATTCGCATCCGCTCCATTGCGGGTGAATTGATGGGTTCGCAGAAAAACCCGGAAGTCTTTGAAACGATCATCCGGGACATTGTACGGGCACGGTTCGGGAGCAAGGTGCAATGACATTCCTGGAGGCGGTCAATCTCATTCTGAGAACCAACACGTTCATTGCTGGGGACGATGACGATATTACGTCGTTTTCCGACACCCAGCACCGGGCCACGATGAACCTGGCGCAAATCGCCATCAAATCGACCCTGAACGAACTGGTATCCGACCGTCTTCTCCCGTATGAAGAACTGGACGGTCATATCACGACCGCATCCAATACCCGTACCTACAGTATGCCAGACGACTTCGTTCGCTTTGTCGGCGAAAACCCCATCCTGTTGAAGCTGTCCGGGGTTGCGGGAAGTGATGCGGAATCGGTATTCATCACCGAATATCCTGGCGGGGAAGAGGCGATTCGTCGGCAAATCCTGAATTACCGGGAACAAACCGGCACCCCGCAGTGGTTCTACATGGTCAACGGCACTTCCAAGAAGCTGGGGTTTTACCCAGTCCCCGAGGAAGTCGCCACCTACCGATTCCCCTACCAGAAGGACGTGAGCGTTTCGATTGAGTCTGACGACCTGCCTTTCCACACCACGCAGGAAGCTACGGCCTTTGTGGATATGGCGGCTCGTTACATGAAGTTCCTGATCGAGAAACTTCCTGTAGCCCAGTTGTATCAAGATCCTGTTTTCGTCACCTCGAAGTCGGCGCTCATGTCGCTGATCAAGCCCATTCGTCCGAAAGGCGCATACGGTTTCCGATATGGCCACGATTAGGTTTTCGGGTGGGATCAATGAAAACGATGGGGCGGATATTGAAGAATGCCAGAGCGGGCAGAACTTCGAGCTGCAATATCGTTCCACCGATTTTCGGCCACGACCGCCGATGGACCTCAAGGGAACATCCACCCTTGAAGGCGCTATTGCCGGGATTCTCCAGCTTATCGAGCGGGATGATACCGAAACCACGCTGATTTTCGATGACGATGCCGCTACGCCTACCCTGTACCTGTGGGATGGGGCAGACGATTTCACGTCCAAGCGTACAGCGAACCTCACCACTGGATCGAAGCTGCGGGACGTGTATTGGTCATTGGATGACATTATTGCCATTCATGACATCTCCCTGCTTACCCCGTTATTGAAGTGGGACGGGACCACTTGTGCAAGGCTGAAGACCAACCTGTTTGCAGGCAATCCTACGACCGTAGGGACATCCGTTACCAGTTCCGGCACCACGGCCACTGTAGACCATGGGTCGGCTCACAGCCTCTCTACGGGCGATCTGGTGAAAATGGCGGGCGCAAACCAGACGGAATACAACGGTGAGTACGAGATAAACGTCACTGGGGACAACACCTTTACCTACACGTTCGCCGGTTCCGCCACTTCTCCCGCCACGGGCACGATCACCTTTGACCGTGGCCTGGACGTATTTGCCAAGTATGCCCTTGTGGCGCACGGCCGGTTGTGGCTGTTCAACATCAAGACCTACGATGGGTCCACCACGGACCTTTATCCTCACATGGTTCTGGTGTCTGCATTTGAAGACGTTGAGGACTTTGATATTGCTGCAAGGGGGATGGGGCAAGATCCGACCAGCACCTTCACCAATGGCACCGAAGCATTCTACCTGCTGACCAAGGATTTGAAGCCCATTAACGGGGTGGAGGTCTTTAACTCGCAGATCCTGATTTCCACTAAGGAAGGGCGTCTGTACCGACTGACCGGGACGGATGCGGAAGATTTCAACTTCATTGATTACTACGCCGGTTCCTCTGCGGTAGGAACTGAAGCGATTGCCAACATCGGGAATGACGTTGTTTATGTTAAGTCTGGCGGGGTGGTTGAAACCCTTCTGGCGACGGATTCCTCCGGAGATGTAAGCGCAGACGACGTTTCCAGATGGGTACCGAGCCTGTTCAAGAACGTCTCGGACGCCAAGATCGTATACGACCAGACCAATCAGAAGGTGTATTTCTTCATTGGCACCAGCGTCATGGTGCTGTTCAAGAATCACTATTATGACCCACAGGGCCAGTTATCCCCATGGAGTCAGTACAAAACGGACGTAGCGACCAACGGGTTCACCACCAAGGCGGCCCGGTATCTTCGCAGGCCAGGTGAGTCCTCCTGGTCCGTCTACTGGGGCGATGATGCCGGGAATATCTACGACCTGGACGGGATCGGGACTGGGGACAATGGCACGGATATTGTCACCATCCGCAAATCCCGAGTAGTGGAAGAACTGGATTTCATGACCGACATTGTAGTGGGTCAGATTCAATACCGCCGACAAGGCGAGTGCGATATTGACATCACCTTCGATTGGGGTGATGCGTATAACGAAACCACCTCCAACATCACCTTGAAAGGACCGCCGTCAGGAGACGTAGGCGCGTTCTTTGGTGGTGGGATTTACTTTGGCGGTGACGTGTACTTTAACCAGGGTTTTCAGTTTGCGGACAAGGTTTCTACCCGGAATTTTTCACCGACAGGACGGGGAACGACCTTCACCATTCAGATGACCTTGAGTACAACGGTAAGGTTCAAAATTGACAAAATCGAAATATAAATACTGGAAATGCCCATCTTGTGAGCGAAAGGTTCGTGCGGAAATATCCGTCAAGCAACCGAAGGAATGGCGCGATCAGTTGTTTCGCGGTGGCAAGCCACACATCCGAGAAGCGGAGTTTTTCAACCCTGATGGGACTCCTGCCAAGGACATGGGTGTTCTGTGGGCGTCCTACCAGGCGGGTGACTTCAAGGGGCTGGAGACGGACAAAGAGCATTTCCCGGAGGCCATGGTACGGCTTCTTTCCGGCTATACCGCAGCCTGGATGATCAATGATAGGAACGAGCGGTTCAAGGACCGCTATGGACCTGTTGGGGTAATGGTGGCGGCCTATAACGGCTGGGAGCTGGAACCCCACTGGAATCCTTTTCCTTGGGCCACGGCGCGGAACAACTTGCGGGCGGTGGTTTCATTCCTACAGATGATGAAATACGACAAGCGGGTGGGGATCGTCAACGTCTACTCGCTGGACGAGCATAAAGAATTCTTCAAGCGGTTGAGCAAGTACGGAGTCCTGAAGTTTGCGGGTAGCGTCCCTGATGGCGACCACCGTGGCGACAGGCACATTTTCTACGCAAGAGGTAGAGCGCGATGAGCGGAATTGTAGGCAACTCAAGGTCGAGCGCCCCAGCAGTCCAGTATTTGCCGTTTGGCATGGCGGCGGATCAGATCGGGCTGAATCGGCGGTTTTCCAGTCCGAACCTTTCTGTTCAGGGTGGCAAGTTCTCCGGAACACAGGCATTCAATCCCGGCCTGCTGGGCGCTCAGAACGACTTCCTTTCCCGAGCAGGGGGACTACGAACCGACCTCAATACGCTGAAAAACGAGTTCACCGGCAACCAGAACGCCTTCATCAATGCCAGGGTAAACCCTCTGCGTCAGAACATCGCCACTCAACGAGGCGGAATGCAGCGGGACTTTGGCCGCAGGGGGGTGATGGGGTCCATTGCAAACCGCGAAATGTCGGGCTTTGAGTTCGATGCCAACCGGGCGCTTGGGGATGCCACCTCGCTTGCTACGGCAGATTCATTGGCCGCACGGCAGAGCATCCTGTCCCAGGAGCAGCAGTTGGCGGAACGGGAGTTTGCCACCCGGTTCGGAGTGAATCAGGAGCAGTTCAGCCGGGAGCTTCAGGGGCTTGGACTGGGCATTGAAACCATCACCGGATTACTGAGCCTGGCGGGCAACCTTTCTGCCAATACTGCCAACGCCGCATTGAACAAGGGCCGTCTGGATGACGCCGCTTCTGCGGATCGCAGGCAGAACATCGGCAACATGATTAGTACAGGCTCGGACCTGTGGGACGCGGGGAAGAAAGCATACGATTTTTTTTCTGAAGGGAGTGCCGGCTCCCAGGGAACACTCGGCACCTCGCTTGGCGGAGCGGCAGGGACTGGATGGCTTACATCTGGCGCATCTGGTGTTGGCGCAAGCGGCCTTGGCGTGGCAGGGACTGGTGCAACTGGTCTTGGCACCCTCGGCACCATGTCGGGAACGTCTCTGTCGGCTGGCGTAGGCGGATATGGGGCTGGTGCGCTCGCGCCTGGAGGTCAGGGGATGGCGGCGATGTTCCCAGGAGCTTCCGGGACATTGGGTGCTAGTGGGGCGGCGGGTGCTAGCGGGGCGGCTGGTGCTACAGGTGCCACCACAGGTACGGCAGGAGCAACCACCACAGGAGCTGGGGCCGCTATGTCCGGCCTGCTGTCTAGTGCCGGTATTGCGGGTGCGATGATTGCGGGCATGTCTCTTATTTCTGGCGCTAACGGAAGTGCTGCCGACAAGGTGAAGACACAAAAGCTGTTCCAGCAATTCGAGAGCAACCCGCAAGAAGGCTACAAATGGCTGGATAACATTATCAATGGGTCGATGTGGACAGGGGAAGACACGACGAATACCAAGTTTGCCCTGAATCCTTCCTTTGAGGCGGGGGTGATTGATGCCGCATACCCAACCCTGCATTCTTCTCAAAGCAAGCTGGACTTGTGGAACATTGATCCGGCTACGGGCTACAAGAAAGGTCTGTCGCAACAAGATATTCTCCACGAGCAGAACAAGAAATTCTATCCAAAAGATGCCCAAGTATCTCCTACCGCTATCGCGCAAATGTATGGCCTGAATTCCACAGAAACCGCGCAATACAAGAAATCACTGGATGCGTACAACAAGGCAATGCAAAGCATTAAGTATGTTGGCGATGACACGGAATCTTCCGCGCATTGGGCGATTGCTGACAACGAAGGGAATTGGCAAAGTTTCGGTCCACGGTCGTTTGATGGCACCAAGTTTTCCGAGTTTGATCTTAATGAAGGGTTTATCCCGCGAGGCGCACAGACCGTTGTGAATGATTATCTGGCTGCCAAGAAAGCCCATGAAAACTTTGTTAATGACAAGCTGACGGAAGGCCGAAAGAAACAATCCGCACAGAGCATGTACCAGAAACTACGCTCTGCCGGTTATCAGGGCGACCTTGGCAAGCTAGAATCCTACATTGGAGTTAAATAATGTTGAATAGCAGCGTACTACGCAAAGGCTTGCAGACGGTCGCGGCAGGGATGAGTCCACAGGTGGCGCAGAACATGGCCAAGGAGCGGTCGAATCAGGCCAGCTTCGAGCGCGACCTACAGAGCGGTATGCTGGAGCAGCAAATCGCCATGGCCCAGCAGATGCCGGATGACGACCCGCGCAAGATGCAGATTGTCAGCGGCATCATCCAGCAGTTAGAGCCTATCGCGCCCACCGTTGCCGAAGGGTTGAAGCGTAGCTTGCCGAGTATCGGCCCCAGCGTACCTACCGGATTTAACCCGCAAGGCCAGCCGCAGCTTGAAGGCCAGTTCGATACCGTTGCCCAGCGTGAGACGCAGGCCCCTGCGTTCGGTGCTTTTGGGGAATCGCAGAAGGCGCGGGAGACTCGGATTGAGAAGGTACGCCTTGAGCGGCAGCGGGAAGCGGTATTGAAGCGCCTGCCGGGACTTGTGCAAGACCCGGATGAACTGGAAACGCTAACCACCCTCGCCGAAACCTCAGACGACCCGACCACGATACTAAAATCCGCACGGGATTTGACGAAGAATTCCACCTATGTTCGCAATGTAGATGGGCGTGTAAAGGTGTTCGACAAGAAATCTCACAAGGAAGTTGCCGACCTTGGAGCCGCACCGGGCGGTCAGAAATTCTCTGTCACCACTCCGGACGGAACCACGGTTGAGTTTGGCGATGTTGCGCCTGATTCCCGGATTGCCAAGACCTTCGAGGATGTAGAGCAGACCAGAACTTCCGGGGATCAGGCGGTCGCCATGATCGGAGAAATGCGCGATCTCGTGAGCCAGCCGCAATTTGTGGGCGGAACGGTTGGGGACATTATCTCGGGTGGCAATAGCCTGATGAACCAGATCGGCAATGTGGTCGGGCTGGACCGTGCGCTAGACCCGAACGGTGTTGTTTCCAATGACTTCATTGACCCCAACAGTAGCGGGGCCAAGCGGCTGCGTGAAGCGGCAATCAACGGCGACCGGCTTTCGGCCTTGCAGTTGCAGGCGGCCTACGTCATGTCCAAATCTCTTGATCCGGGCGGGCGAATTTCGGATGCAGATGTAAAGGCAGCGAAACAGATGTTCGGCGTTGGCGGCGATCCTAAGTCGAGGCTTGCTGTGTTGGATGACCTTGAAAAGCGGGTCAAGAAGAACGTCGATATTTTCGTCACCGGAAAACAGCGACTGTTCCCGAATGACCAGCGATTCAACAACTTCAAGTATGGCGATGAGCCAAAGAAGGAGGAAGAAACCGCCATCGAAT